GATAATAAACATACCTATGGCGGTTATAAACCATTCTACCGGACAGTTGTCGCAACATTTGTAAATAAAGACGAATTTAGAGGATTATGAGTAAAATACATATAACAGAAGAACAATTGAAGAATATTGTTGAAATTGTAACAAAAAATAAAGTTATTTGTGATAATTGTGGTTGGTCTTGGAAATTATCAGAAGGTGGTGATGATCCATATATATGCCACAAATGTTGGCATAATAATGAAATTGATTTAAAAAAATAATATGCCATTACCCAAAAAGATAAAAACAGATTTGGATATCACATATGATAAAACTCTATTAGATAGAAGAGAGGAATTATTAGATAATATAACCAAAAATGGAACTTATTTGCCAAAATCATTATTACATGATGACTTGGATAGGGGAATGCTTGATTTTGTTAAAAATGATTTGCAAGTAACATCACAGGGAAAAATAATACAAACATTAGATAGAATAGTTAGCACACAGAACTGGTCACAATATACTGAAACTTGGACATTTATTGATGAAGATAATAATCCACTTCCACCATTTATTACATTGGTGAGAATGAATGATTCCAAATATGGAACAAACCCAGCAACACAATACACAATACCAAATAGAAAACCATTTTATTTTGCAAGTGTACCAACATGGGATGGACAAAGAAATGGTATGGATATTTATTCAATTCCACAACCTGTACCAATTGATATAAATTTTAGCGTTAAGATAATCACAAATAGAATTAGAGATTTGAATAAATTCAATACAAAAGTATTGCAAAAATTCTCATCAAGACAAGCATATACAGCAATAAATGGTCATTATATCCCAATCATTTCAACAAATATAACAGATGAATCGCAAATTAATACTGATAGTAGAAAATTTTATATTCAATCTTATGATTTCACAATGTTGGGATTTTTAATTGATGAAGAAGAATTTGAAGTTAAGCCAGCAATAAATAGAATTAGTCAAGTTTTTGAAACAGAATCAAAATTTAGTAATAAAAGAATAAAGGAGTAATAGTTTTTGATTATTTTTTAGATATTTATATGAATAAATAAAAAATAATAATGGCAAATCAAAAAGTATTCGTATCTCCTGGTGTATATACTTCTGAAACAGATTTAACGTTTGTTTCCCAGAGTATTGGTGTAACCACATTGGGAATGGTCGGTGAGACTATTAAAGGCCCAGCATTTGAGCCTATATTCATTACAAGTTATGATGAATTTCAAACTTTTTTTGGTGACACATCACCTGAAAAGTATATCAACACACAAATACCAAAATATGAATCAGCATATATTGCAAAATCATATTTGCAACAATCAAATCAAATGTATGTTACAAGAGTATTGGGTTTATCTGGTTATGATGCTGGTCCATCATGGTCAATAAAAACCATTGCAAATGTCAATCATTCAACGGTTGGGTTGGGTTCAACAACACCTGCAATTGCATTTAGTTTTACAGGATCAACTACAACCTTTGGATTAACTAGTAGCACATATGGTTTAATTCCAGTAGCAGATTTTTCTGGTAATACTTACACAGCGAGTGATGGTGCATCATCAACTTTTTATGGTGATTTAATTACATTTGCAAGAAATGTTTCATCAGATTTATCACTATCTGCAACAACAAATTATTATGGTTCAATACCATCAGCAACATTTGGTTCATTAAGTGCTGCAACAACAACATCAGGTATAACAAATCCATTTGGTGTTACCATTCCATTAACAGCAAATAACAAGCCATCAAATGAAAATGATTCTTGGTATTATGCCAATTTCACAAATACAAATGGCGTTTATTCTGGATATTCATTCCATTATAGTTTAACATCATTTACAAAGGTTGGTGATTTATTTACTGGTGTAACAACAGGTACATCATATAGTTTTAGTGGTATATCATATACAGAGTTTGATAACATGGTTATTGCAACCATTAGGTCAAGAGGTATTACATCATACACATCTACTGACCACGGTCAAATTTATTCTTTAACTGGAAATACATTAGGTGTTGATGCTGCAAATAGCACAGGGTTAAAGATAAGTCCATTCTCGTCAATTAAATTAACCGGAACAACAACATCTAATACAAATTTCTCATTTGATGTTTCAATGAAAGATACCAATTCAAATTACATTACAAATGTATTGGGTGTTGATAATTTTGCAAATGATAGAAATGAAGTTCCAGTTTTTGTTGAGGAGCATTATCCAACATTATTGAATCAATCATATAGATTAGGATATATCCGTGGATTGAAAACAGATTTAACTTATTTGCCTAGCGCAAGATCAAATTCAACTGATTCAATTGGTTGGTATCTTGAAAAATATCAATCACCAAAAACGCCTTATGTTGTTTCTGAATTAAGAGGAAATAAAGTTTATAACTTATTTAAGTTTATTTCAATATCTGATGGTAATAATGCAAATACTGAAATTAAGCTTTCAATAATCAATATGTCATTTAAGAATAGGACTTTTGATGTATTGGTTAGAAGTTTCTTTGATTCAGATTCATCTCCAATTGTTCTTGAAAAATATACAAATTGCTCATTAGACGAGAATCAGAATAGTTTTATTGGCAAAAAGATTGGAACAAGTGATGGCAAATATAATTTAGTTTCAAAATACATTATGATTGAAATGGCAGATGAATTTCCATCTGATGCTTTGCCTTGTGGTTTTATGGGTTATAACCAAAGAAAATATGGTTCATCTGGAACATCTGGATTAACCCCAAACTTGCTATATAAGACAGAATATCATTTTAATAATGAGGTTGTTAACAATGAACCATTCGCATCATCAAACACAGTTTCTGGCGATAATATTAAAAGAACATATCTTGGTTTCTCAACCAATTATGGTTATGATACATCATTATTAACATATAAGGGAAAAGTCAATCCAACAAATATTATAAATGATTCTGTTGATTGGGGTTATATTACAAAAGGTTTCCACATGGATTCAGGTGCAACCGTTGTTAATATTGCAACAAGTTATTCAAATAGTGGAACAACAGCATTTGAGGTTGGAAATGGCAGCTTTATAGCGGAACCAACAACAAAAGATAATCCTTATTATTTCTTATATTCAAGAAAATTCACCTTATTATTCCAAGGTGGTTTTGATGGTTGGGATGTTTATTCTGAACGTAGAACAAATGGTGATGGTTATCAAATTGGTGGCGTTGATTATATGCGTGGAGCAAAATCAGTTGCAGGTTCAAAATATGCTGCTGCAACAGGACAAGGAACATTTAAAGAAATTGTAGAAGGTGATGGTAGCATTGAATTTGCAACAACAGATTATTATGCATATCTTAAAGCAATATTAACTTACCAAAATCCAGAATCAACAAACATCAATATATTTGTAACCCCTGGCATTGATTATGTTAATAATAGCAATTTGGTTGAAAGCACCATTGATATGATTGAATCAGATAGAGCGGATTCCATTTATATTGTTACAACACCTGATGCAAATTTATTAACAACTGATGTTAGCAATGTAATTTACCCACAAGAATCTATTGATACCTTGGAGGAAACAAATATTGATTCAAACTATACCGCAACATATTACCCTTGGATATTAGTTAGAGACCAAGTTAACAACACACAAATATATTTACCCCCAACTGGTGAGGTATGTAGAAACTTTGCATTAACTGACAATGTTGCTTTCCCTTGGTTTGCATCAGCAGGTTATACAAGAGGTTTAGTTAATTCAGTTAAAGCAAGATTAAAGTTAACCCAGGATGATAGAGATACATTGTATCAAGGTAGAATTAACCCAATTGCAACATTCTCTGATGTGAATACCGTAATTTGGGGAAATAAAACTTTGCAAGTTAGAGAATCAGCATTAAATAGAATTAATGTTCGTAGGTTGTTATTACAAGCACGTAAATTAATCTCTGCGGTTGCTGTGAGGCTTCTTTTTGAACAAAATGACCAGATAGTCCGCCAACAGTTTTTGGATACGGTAAATCCAATCCTAGACGGCATTAGAAGGGATCGTGGTCTTATAGATTTCCGTGTTACGGTTTCAAATGACCCAGAGGATATTGATAGAAATACAATGAGTGGTAAAATCTACATCAAGCCGAGTTCATCTTTAGAATTCATCTCACTTGAGTTTGTGATTACACCTACTGGTGCTTCGTTTGAAGATATATAATGATAACTAATTAAAACAAAAAACCCCTACTTCTACAATGAGGTGGGGGTTTTGTTTTTTTAGAACTCTTCTATTGGGAAATTCTTTGTTTTTATTTCCCAGTATTCTGTCATAAATTCAGCTCTAAACTTATACTTGGGATCAGTATGATAACCAGATTCATAAACACATTTGCATATGCTCTCATACAATGCTTTCTTTGGTAACTTATAGTTTGCTTTTTTGCATTCATAATATCTTCCAGAGTTTAATATTCTTGCCCAGGCAGTAATACCAAGTTCAGTTGTCTTAGCACTATAAAATTTATCATTAATCATTTTACTCTTACCTTTGATAACCTCTCTGGTTTTATAAGTTACCGTTCCAAAACCTTTGATAGCTTTTCCCCCACCAGCATTTGCATGCAATCTCCAAAGATTAGTTTCAATCCCTTTATTTGTTGCTTCAATTATGAAAAATGAATAAATCATTGAGATTGGAAAATCTGTTAAGATATGGACATTCATAAGCATTTCATCATAATGATAAGCCATCCATATTCTTCTCATTTTATAAATGTTAGCTTTATTTAAATTTCTAAATCCATTTTTTTCAAGATATTTTTTCAATTCTTCTCTATTATAATGTCTAATATCATAACCATATGACCTACCTTTATAACCTTCTTTATTTATAGCAATTGGTTCAACTTCTTTTGATTTATTAGGGTTGGATTTAACAACAGGTTCATCTTTGACAATAGATTCAACTTTAACTTTTGTTGGGATGATTTCATTTTTAACATATAATGTTTCAATTTTAATAACTGAACTCATTTCTTTTGGTGCATTACCTTTTCCTTTTGGAGAATATACAAAACCTATAAAAAATAGACCCCAAACACCAAAAGCGATATAAATTCCAAACCCTTTATTTTTTTTAACCATATAATTATTTTCATTAAAAATAAAAATTATAAACAATAAAGTAAAGAAGCAACAAAAAAATAGAAATTATTTATATCTTTGCTGAACATTTTTTTAAAACCATAAAAAAAATAAACAAATGATACTCAACAAGACAAATTTTGTAATGAAATATTATTCATTTGACTGGGATGATAATATTGTTCACATGCCAACAAAAATCATATTACAAGATAATCAAGGAAATGAAGTTGGTATGTCAACTTATGACTTTGGTATATATAGAGAAATGATAGGTAAGGTTAATTTTGAGTATCAAAATAAAACTATTGTTGGATTTGCTAAAGATTCTTTCAGATTTTTCCGTAAAGAGAATGATTATTTATTTTTGGAGAATATTCTATTAGCAACTCCTGCTCCAGCATTTGAAGATTTCAAAGAAGCAATCAACAACGGATCAGTTTTTTCAATCATTACTGCTAGGGCACATACACCAAGTACAATCAGAGAAGGTATTAAAATTTATATC